TTTATATATATTATTTAGGATGTCAAAAACCCAACAAGAACCTTTGTTGGCACCAGACGATAATAGATTTGTTATGTTTCCAATCAGATACAATGACATCTGGGAAATGTATAAAAAACAAGTCGACTGTTTCTGGAGAGCCGAAGAAATCGATTTAACAAAGGATCTACCACACTGGGAAAGCCTAAATGGTGACGAAAAATATTTCGTTTCTATGATTTTGGCCTTTTTTGCGGCTAGTGACGGAATTGTTCTGGAAAATTTGGCATCACGTTTCATGAAAGAGGTTCAGGTGTCAGAGGCCAGAGCATTTTATGGGTTTCAAATTGCTATCGAAAATATCCATAATGAAACATACAGTCTACTAATTGAAACCTATATTAAAGACGCGGTTGAAAAAAATAAACTGTTTAATGCTATTGAACACTTCCCCTGTATTAAAAAGAAGTCCGATTGGGCGCAAAAATGGATTCATGATAATCGCAGTAGTTTTGCGACTCGGTTGGTAGCGTTTGCGTGTGTAGAGGGTATCTTCTTTAGTGGTGCATTCTGTAGTATTTATTGGCTCAAAAAGCGCGGTCTAATGCCTGGTCTCACCTTTAGTAACGAATTAATTTCGCGAGACGAAGCGCTTCACTGCGAATTTGCCATACTTTTATATAGTAAGTTGCTTAAAAAGATCGACCGTGTTCGCATTCATGAAATTATTAAAGAGGCAGTCGAGATTGAAACTGAATTCATATGCTCAGCGTTACCGTGTAAATTGATTGGGATGAATTCAGATTTGATGACACAGTATATTAAATTCGTCGCTGACCGATTGTCCGTTCAACTTGGATACCCAAAAATTTACAACGTCACAAATTGCTTCGATTGGATGGAACTAATCAGTCTCGAGGGTAAAACGAACATGTTCGAACGCAAAATTTCTGAATACTCCTTATCAAACAAGGTCGGAATAGATGACGCATTTAACATGTCTGATGATTTTTAGAGGTCGGCTCACCAACACTCATAATCCATTTTACCCATAATTCAGCCTGTTCGGGATTCCCATAATCACCGTGAGTTTTGTAATTTTTTGCTATCCGCATGTTATTATGGCGAACACATAGGTTATGCTTTGCGCACGCGATTTGTTGAGAACATTGTGCACCCTTATTTTTTCCTGAGGTTAGTATTTGTGTACATATCATGGTTTCCATGGTATATACTATTCTTTACAATAAAAGCTTTAACTGAATTTTTACAATAAAAATGCCAACAAACAGCCTAAATAAAAAACATACCTATATGTATATTTATGTTTTTTTCTCCTGAGACTGCCGACTTCTCTCCTGAGACCGCCGACTTTTGTATTGATATCCCAGAAGATGCGTCGTCTCTAGGCGATGGTATTAATGAAATGGAAGACCCTCACAAACTAGACCCTGAAAATAAACCTAAACACCTCAAGCAACATCGCGGTTTTTTAGATATTATGGATACTATGAATATTAAATTTGGATATAATGACGGTAAGTTATCAACGTCGTTAGATCTAATTTCTTTGTATCTAAAAGGCCAAAAGTTGTTATATTTAGAAGCAAAATCTTATTGCGAATTTTATCTATATCGACTAATGATTCCGGCAATAATTATATCATCTGTGTCGACGGTTATTAGTGGAATATTTTATGATAATACAACTGCTGTAAAGATTGTTTCCGGAACAAGTGCTATAAATACTGTCATTTTATCACTTGTAAATTTTTACAAGTTAGACGCGAAAGCAGAAGCGCATAAAATGACAGCATATTCATTCGTCCAACTTATTTCAGAATGCGAATTTACTTCTGGTAAAATATTGCTTAGTAATGTATCTGAAAATAAAAAGGGAGAGAACGCCGAACCCGTGAATCAAACTGAAAAACCTATTAAATATGATATACAATATGTCCAAAATTTTATTACGCAAATTGAAAAGAAAGTAAAGGAAATAAAAGAGAAAAATCAATTCATTATTCCAGATAAAATTAGATATAGATATCCAAACATTTACAACAAAAATATATTCATGGATGTTATAAAAATGCATATAGACGAAATGAAATTCTGTAATGAATTGAAGATTATTTGTAACGCTGAAATTGACGCACGGAATAAAATTCATAGTGGAGACAAATCACGCGGCACGGCCGAAAAGTTAAATATTTTATATGTTAATAAAAACAAAAAAATAGATGATATTCTTGAATATAGGAAAACAAGGATCACTTGTGACACAGACGTAAAATCCGAATTATACAACGATCACCTCAAAAAGTCTCGGTTGTTCTTTTATTAAACCGACTGACCGAATATAATTGTAAATATGCTTAAACTTAAATGTATATTTACAATATAACGATGAACAACAATGATGTTAAAAAAAGCAAATATGCGTGCCAAATTTGTCGTAAAGAATATAAGGACAATTCTAGATTATTGAGACATCAAAATAGAGGCAATTGCGGGAAAACAAATACGGATATCAATGTCGAAGCTATCGCCCTTCATGACAAATTAAAACTACTTTTTTCTTCGTTAACCCAATAAAAAAAATCATTTAACGGCGTCGTTTTGTTTTTCTACTGGTTTTACTCTTCCTTCTCTTACTCTTTTTCCCTTTACTCTTTTTACTGCGGCGAGATTTGCGGTTTCCACCTTTTGATTTTAACGTATCCAATCTGGCCTTAACATTGCACATAGCTTCTAAGGTTTTGTCTGACCCAAAAACGTCACTTTCAGGGTGTCTAAATTCGTTGATATGATATGCTAGAGCCTTTTCTAGCTCAGGTATATCTCTAGCCTTCTGTTCTTCAGACATACTATTCATTATATAATTATAGGATAAAATAAATTCTACAGGCCCTAAAGCGGTTTATTATTTTATTAGACGGTATCTTTCTCAACAATTACTTCATTGGAAACGCGCTTTATTATCTTCTCTTCCTTTTCAAAGTCATTATCGCCTCTTCCACCCATAGCTTCCATAATAATTTTATTGTATTGATCTGAATAGCGAGAAGCACTTTTGGTACAATCAGGATGCGCTTCCTTGAACTTTGGTAGCATTCTAGCGTTTTTATCCGCGACCTTTCTTACTAACTTGTGCATCTTCTTCTGTTCTTCATCTTTTTCCCATGTATTTTCATCTTTAATATACATGGTTTCTCTCTTCTTATCGGTACAATGAACCGGTCTTTGAGTAACATCAAGGTCCTTCAGGTTCTTTACAATAATATTGGAAATACCTTCTACATAACCTACTTCACCAACAGTCTCTAGATCTGACAATTGCAACTTAATTGACTCAACAAATTCTGTAATATTCATCGCATCCTTACACGTTTCATTCAAGAAAAAATTAAGATTAAATGCTTTGTTATGGGAGTTTGTTGTATTATTGTGACTGTTTTGGGTTGTTCCATTTTTAATTACCTCCATCATCATACTTTTCATCTCTGAATTCTCCTTCATTAAATAATTCATAAAGCCCTTAAGTTCATCGAGTTCGTTTATTTGATGTGATTCTTCAGTCAATACATTATTCTCGTCAACATTACACAGCTTCTTGTGTCTCCACAAACCGGTCCTGTCATTGTACATTTTATTACATTTGTTACACTGAAAGTTTGATTTTTCCTTTTTTGTGTTGCTTAATGTTGCTAAATTGTTGCTGATATGTTTTTTGGTGTGTAGATGTAAATCGTAGTTTGTTTTTTTACACGTGCTGAAGTCACATAAATCGCAGCAATAAATATTATCATTTTTTTTCATTTTTTCTGTTGCCATTCTTTCTAAATTAGCAACAGAAAAAATTCTAAGCTACTTTTTTTTAAAAGTATTTAAAATTTTATCGTAACAAATTGAAAATTATTTTTTTGGTGACCAGACCATAAATTTCAATTATGCAGTCAAAACATGATATTTCGAGTAAAGTATTTTAGCTTTTCAAAAATGGACAAAAAAAATGTCCAAAATCGAGTTTCCCAAAAAACTTTCCCCAAAATAACATGTTTCGTTCTACATGTGTAGGGATTTTTTCAAAGTCGTTTTTTCTCGTTTTTCCTACACAGTTGTAGTATTTTTGTTTTTAAGGGTCCTTCTCAACAATTACTTCCTTTGAAACGCGCTTGATTATCTTCTCTTCCTTTTCAAAGTCATTATCACCTCTTCCACCCATAGCTTCCATGATTATTTTGTTATATTGGTCAGAGTAACGAGAAGCACTCTTGGTACAATCTGGATGTGCTTCCTTGAACTTTGGCAACATCCTCGCATTTTTATCGGCAACCTTTCTGACTAACTTGTGCATTTTCTTCTGTTCTTCATCCTTTTCCCATGTATCTTCATCTTTAATGTACATTGTTTCTCTCTTCTTGTCGGTACAATGAACCGGTCTTTGAGTAACATCAAGATCCTTCAGGTTCTTTACAATAATATTGGAAATACCTTCTACATAACCCACTTCACCAACCCTCTCTAGATCTGACAACTGTAACTTGATCGATTCAACAAATTCAGTAATATTCATTGCGTCTTTGCACGTTTCATTTAAGAAAAAATTAAGATTAAATGCCTTATTATGTGAGTTTGTTGTATTATTGTGACTGTTTTGTGTTGTTCCATTTTTAATAACCTCCATCATCATATTTTGCAATTCATCATTTTTTTTAATGAGCATAATAATGAGTTCCTTGTCAGATGGGTCGATTGTTGGCGTCATTTCTTTCTCAGAATCAGTATCAATTGTGTCGTTACATTTCTGTTTATGTTTCCATAATCCGGATCGGTTTTTAAATTCTCTGTTACATTTTTCGCAAAAATGTTGTGAACAGCTTGTTTTTGGCTTGTTTTGGTTTCCAAATGTTTCCAAAACAGGTGTTTTTGCTCGTTTTATGTGTTTTGCTGTAGAATTATGGGTTGCGTAATTGCTAGACTTACACGTTCTATAATCACACAAAATACAATAATATTTCTGGCTTGTTTTTGGCTTGTTTTCGTTTCCTAAAGTTTCCATATATAGGAAACAGATATTATTTTTATAAAAAATAATAAAATTTTATCGTAACAAATTGAAAATTATATTTTCTGTCACCAGACCATAAATTTCAATTATGCAGTCAAAACATGTTATTTGGGGTAAAGTATTTTAGGTTTTCAAAAATGGACAAAAAAAATGTCCAAAATTGACTTTCCCAAAATACTTTACCTCAAATAACATGTTTCTTTCTACATGTGTAGGGATTTTTTTATCCGCGTTTTTTTCGTTTTTCCTACACGGTTGTAGTATAAACAACTCATTTTGCCGCTCAATTGTGCGGACTTTATGCCTTGACACGCGTCTTTTTGACAGCAGTTGTCGTCTTGACTTTTTTACATTTTGTTAACGCACCGTCTGCTATAGTATTGCTTGCCGTCGCCACAAATTTATCTCCAACTAATTTGATTGTGCTATAATCCAACTTACTCTTTTTGTTCTTGTTTTTAGTCGAGACCCTCCCCATAAATTGTGGGAACTTTATCATTGATTTCTTATTGCATTTAGACGTCGCCTTTATAGTATTTATCGCGACATAAGAAGACAGACTAAAATCAAACACAGATTCAATCAGATCCGCATCAGACAACGAGTCAGCCGAATAAGCAATATTTTCGAGTCGTTTTACATCGTCCCGACTACTTAACGTATTATTAACATAATTTTCTTGAACCATTAGTGTATGAATATCAGGCGACATCCAATAATATCTAAGTTTATCGTCTATATTCAAATCCATCGAAAATAGCTTACCGGTTGTATCAAATATATTCGAGCTTTGAATGTTTTTACTCGTGCTTCCATTTTTAATCCCCAATTGTAATGTATTTAATATAAAACGGATATCGCCATTCGATTCCTCATACAATTTATCGATTGCCTGTTTACTAATTCTAATCTGCTCTGTAGTTACAACCTTGTAGATTAGCCTATAAATATCATCAAAACTCGATTTAGCTAGCTTAATATCATAACAATAATTAAGTATCGGTTTGATATTTTGACTGTATCTGTCATCACAAATACATATGATGGGAATACACGTCTCCTTTATACATTCTGTTAATGTCGCAATAAATCCATAGTCGCCACCGCCATCTACCTCACTTACAACCAATACGTTTTCTTGCCCATTAAATGTCCTCTTGGTTTTAAGAAGCGGTGCAATCGTCTCTGTAATAGTTTCTTTATCTCTGTCATCCCCAATCGTCAAATCAATAATATTATAATCGTGTTTTTTTAGGATAAGCTCAACCAGAAGTGATTTGCCAATACCGTTTACGCCAGAAACAAGCGCACATTTTGTCTTCTTATTGTTGGCGTCCCACTCTAACAACCATCTTATAAACGGTTGAATGACGCCCTTATTGCCGATAAATTCGGATAGGTTA